CCGGATCACAAGAAGCACGGCGGCGGTGGCGGCGGCGCTTAAAGAAGCAATGCCGAAGTCTGAGCGTCCCTCAGGGATGGCATTGGTTCGATTGAACATGAGAACAAAGTATAGTAAACGTTGGCACGCGGAGAGAGCGATGGCACGCGATGCAGCTCGTCAACGTTTTCTTGAAGATGAAGCGCTTGAGCGCGATCCCAACAATTTGATGGCTGGGTGGGTTCGTTCGAAACACCCATCCAGACAGTGTCCTGGTCGCGGGTGTCCACGTGTCTACACTAGAACCTGCCAATACTGTGGAAACCGCGATCCTACCTACAATCCTCCTGTTTGGGAACCACCACTCCGTGCGCACGAGAGGAGCATGGATGGTATTGATATGCGGGTTCGCGATCGCAATCGCTATCTTGTTATGGATGGCGGCGAACCTCTTGTTTGGCCGCATCCACTGCCTCCATACAGGCCTTGGGGTTAGGTTTGGGGTTAGGGTTAGGTTCACAGCCACAAAAACGGATAATTGGTACTTAGAGTTTTGTGCCCCAATACCGGTTAGGGGGTTCACATCCACAAAAACGGATACTTTGTACTTAGAGTTTTTGCGTCCCCTACTCGCCCTTGCCCTTAATGAGGGCGAGCTCTTCGCCCTCCGCGACCGTGTACGCGCGGAAGATCTGGCCCGCGGCCTTGGACACGTCGATGCGCTCGATGTCGATGTGCTTGTCCGCGCCGCGCTTCTCCAGATTGAGCACGATCCAGCGGTCCGCGGAGAGGCTGGCGTAGTCGGGCTCCGTGTTAGTGAAGATCACCACCTGGATGCGGTAGGGCAGCACGAAGGAGGTGGTGTTGTACTTGCCCGATGTGCCCATGCCGTTGAGCACCTGCTCAACGGCGCCCCAGGGGAGGTAGCCGTCCGCGCCCATCTTGCGCGTGACGTCCAGGCACACCAGGCGCAAGTCCGCCGGGGGCGCCACGCGCTTCTTGGAGGTGGACTTGTCGCCCATCACAGCGTCCTCGCCGAGGACGCGCTTGGCCACGAGGTGCATGATGTTGTCGTGCGTCCCGCCGGTGATGTACAGCGAGTCCATGCGGGACAGCAGGTAGCGGCAGAACATGGTTTTGCCGCAGCCGCCCGCCTTGTCCACGACCACGAGCGCGAGGCGGTCGTTCTCGGTGTCGTGCAGGCGGTTGATCATGCCCTCGACGCGCCGTTGCCACGGGCGCAGCTGCGCCTCAGTGAGCAGGCGCGGGTCCTTGCGCTCCACGGAGGCCTCCACCTTGCTGCGGTACGCCGTGCACCAGCAGCCGTCCTCCGTGCAGCGCTGCGCGGCGATCCGCGCCCACCCGTCGTACTCGTCGCCGTCCAGCGTGTAGTCGACCCACGCCGAGTCGTGGTCGAAGTACCAGGGCCCGTCCGCGATGGGCCCGTTGACGATGTCGCGGTAGAAGCCCGTGTCGGGCTTGGTGTCGGGCTTGAGCACGTAGTGGACGTTGTCGGGCCAGTCCCCGCGCGCCCGCTCGTGCGAGCCCACCGCGGCAGCCCACTGGCTGTGGGTCCGCGGCACCTTGGAGTACCCACACCACTGGATGTGGGGGCGACTCGTCGTGGGGCAGATCTCCAGCGCCGCCACGTACTTGGTCGGGCACACGCGCCGGAGCTTGCCCAGGAACTCGCGGATTGATGCCACGAGTTTGGGCCCGTCGCTGTCCTTGGGCGGGAAGAACGCCCCGCAGACAGAGCGGAACTGCAAGGCGCGCCCACTCTCCGTCACCATCTTGTCGCCAGGCTCAGCTGAGAACCTGCGACTCGGTACGATGGTGCGGGAGGGGGGTAAGTATGTGTAGGAGCTGTAGTTGCTGTAGCTGCCCCCAAGCATAAGGGACTCTCCGCAGGAGACTGGATTCCCCTTATGCTTCACCAACTGTAGTTGGTGTAGTAGGTTCGAGTCGCGGTGGCAGCGACTTCCGAACCGCCGACGGGGGTTGGGGGTCCCCCGTCACCGGTTCGAGTCTGGTGGCAAGACTCGAACCGGCGCGCGCGCAACAGTTGGCCGACGCGCGCGCAAACTCACACGCTCACGCTCCCCAAGCCTTGGCCGTCCTCCTCGTCCGGCGCGCGGATGCGCAGGCCCGAAACCGCGCTTTTCGGGTAGATCACCTCGTCGCCTTCGTGGGGCGACGCGGGCGGCGCGCTGCCGCCCTGGGGAGAGCCTCCAATGTCCACGGACTCCGCCCTGCAGTTGGGCGTGTGGTTGGAGGCGGGGGAGTGAGCGCCCCCCGCGCGGCGAGGCGTCTCCGCGCGGGAAAACTGGGGGGAACCATGCACAACCATGGGGGGTATCGGAATCTATACGCACATTCTTGCGGAGGGAGGTTGTTTGATGCAAACAAGAAAAAATGACCCTGTGTTGTTTTTCCTCCCAACCTTTCATCTCACAATCCGGGGAAGTGACCGCCGAAGCTGCCGGCGTGTGGTACCAACTGCCGGCGGTTACTGACCTAACCCTACGTCCTACCCTAACCCTAAGGGAGTTGCCCCTGCCCTGCAGGGTAGTCAACCACGATCTCTGTGTCCGGGTTCATCATGATGGGCCTGTGGCTGCGTGCGTAGTTCAGGCCCGTGTTGTACATCGAGATCCGAATCATGAAGCTGCCCACCGCGAACGTGGGGTGCGTCAGTGTGAGGATGTTGTCCACCGTTACGTTTGCCGTCGTGGGTGACACGATGGTGTAGTGGTACACGTTTGCCGACTTCTGGGCTTGTCCCGGGCCTGTGCCGCTGTAGGCGGACTGTTGCTCGTATGCCCACGCACCCACGCCAGTGGTGTTCCTCCATACGTCGTAGATTGGGTTGATGCCCGGCGCCGCGGTTACCGCGGAGATGTGCAAGCCCTGTGCGTCGGCCACGTTGCAGTTGGGCGACGTGGAGTACAGTTCAACCATGATGTCACCGGCAAAGGTAGCCGGGAAAACGTAGTACAGCGTGTCTGCAGCCGCTGGGTAGTTGATCACCGGCGAGGTGGTTGTTGAGGGCCAGGTCGTGACTAGCGTGCCGCCGATGCGGTTCTGCTGGCACTCGGCCCACGGCGTGGCCCCAAGCAGGGTAGTAGTGGAGGTGCCGTTGTCACCGATGTAGATGTCAGTGAGCAGCTGCTGCGCCCTCGTCACGAAGAACTTGGGCTTGCGCAGTTCGACAGTGTACGACACCCACAGCTCGCCGATCGCCTGGTTGTTGAACTGCTCAGGCGTGTTGGAAGTCGCGATGTTGAGGGTGCCCAGGTCGTAGGTCTTGATGTCCTCCCCCGGAGGCGTCGGGCCGGACCGGGTGTACTTCCCTGGCGGGCCAGACAGCTGGGCGGGGTCGCACTCAACGCCTGCGATGATGCCCGTGGAGACTTTGGACGACACGGCCCCCGCGTACTCCATCATCTCCTGCTTGTTGGCGAAGGGGGCATCGTTCGCGTTGTACTGCGTGGCGATGATTACCGTGCCAACCTGGCCGTTAGACGCGACGAAGTCGGACACCGTCGTGCGGAAGGTGAAGATCAACTGCTTGATCGTGTACTCCTCGTAGTTGGCCGCAATCTGGGACAGCCACGGGAACGTGGACGGCAACGCCGGGTTGAGGCCGTACGTGAGGTTTTGGAAGATCCCAGCGGATTCGGGGCCGAACACGTCGGCCACGTACTCCTTGTGGGAGATTTGGATCGTCCCCATTTCGCCGCCCCCGACGTTGAAACTGGGGACGTCAGGCGCCATGGCGGCGCCCTCGTTCACAATCTCGTTTGTGGTAGCGTACTCGCCCCACCCCTGGGCCTTGCCGAACCCTTCGGCAGCTGTCAACGCGTTTCCCATCCACGTGGGGGCGACGTCCTTAAAGGCTTGCCCGAGGTGCCCCCGCGTCTTGTCCCACATGTCTTGGAAGAAGCCCCCCCCGCCGTAGAGGCCCCTCCCCCCCCTGCCCCCGTAGCGGCGGTAGGGCGCTTTCCGCTTGTACATCCGTCGGCCGTAGGAGCGCAGACGACGAGAGTAGCGCCCTGTACCGCCGAAGAAGTTGTCGCGGAACCGGTTTGCCTTCTGCCCGGGATCTGCCGTGGCGAAGGTCTTCCCGAACCGCGCCCGTGCTAGGGCCTTGGGCATTTGGACCGGGACCTTCCATCGGGTCATCCCCTGGTCCCGGGGGACCCATCCAGCGAATTGAGCCTGTGCCATATCGTTTCCGAGTCGTGGACGTTGAGCAGGTGGTGGTTGAACACCGTCGTCCTGGCGTGCACGTCGAATTTTGAGTTAGGTGGGGCATGCGTGCCCCCACCAAAAATCAATTTCAATTGTTTTTGTTACCCACTTACCCACCTAACTACGGGAACGAATGTGCAACGTCTGCGCGCTTCACTTTGCGTTGACGTTTTTGCTGTCCAGCGTCGATCACGGGTTTGCTGTCTGGAACAGCAAGCACCCCATCGCCCTTGCGTACCGTAGTCTCCTCGAGGCTCTGGACGCGGAGGAGAACACGGCCTGCGAAGACGAGCAGCCTGATCACAAGAAGCACTGCGGCGGTGGCGGCGGCGCTTAAAGAAGCAATGCCGAAGTCTGAGCGTCCCTCAGGGATGGCATTGGTTCGATTGAACATGAGAACAAAGTATAGTAAACGTTGGCACGCGGAGAGAGCGATGGCACGCGATGCAGCTCGTCAACGTTTTCTTGAAGATGAAGCGCTTGAGCGCGATCCCAACAA